GTTTAAGTAACCGTGGTAACCGAAGTTCCACTGTACTTGAACTTCTGGGTAACCGACAAAAGACAGTGCTGTACCGCTTGCAATCGTAACTGCTGCAGACAAAGTAACAGTTGTACCGCTGATGTTAGTCACAGTAAGGAAGTTGCTTGCTAAAGCGCCAGTAACACCTGGAACAATTAACTGCATACCGGGGCTGATCGCTGTGTTAGCGGCAGTCAAAGTAAGAGTTGTGCTTGAACCTGATGTAGAACCAACTGCAGTAACAGTAACTGCTGTATCTGGAACAACGTTAACAACACGGAAAGGTGCTGTAGCAGTAACACGTGTGTTACCTTGTGTGCCAGAAGTAACAACACCACCTGTCAAGCCCATTGCTGAGTCGCCAGTTGTAGTATTACCAGAAGCAGAACCACCGTTAGAACCGTTTGTTACCAAGTACATGTTAGACCCAATGAAAGATGGGTTTACATAACCGATGGTAGCGCCAGGTGTGTTAGATACAGAAGATGTACCTTGTGTCAACACAGCTGATTGGAACACAGCATAAGGATCATCCACAACATAACCTTGCAGACTGTTAGGTCCGTAAAGAGTGTTAGTGATTGTGTTAGCTGCGTAGAACTGTGCACGTACTGTTTGGCTCATTGAGTTGACGTATTGAGCGCCAACAAAAACACCAATAGTACCAGCCACAGGAGAGTTAGCTGCACCAAGAGTAGTAACGACTAATGAACCACCACTTGCTGTAACGACATCGCCGTCAAACATGTTGTAGCCATAGTTTGAGGCGATAGGGATGAGTCTGGTAGAACCAGAGAACACTCTACCACCGGACAGGCTTACAGGCTTTAGGCCGTAAGCTGCGGGAACAATAGGATATGCCATTTAAAAACTCCTAAGATTATTTAGTACCTAAACCAAACCCGTTACCTCTGGAACTTGTTGACTGGCGTTCAGAAAACAATTTACCGTATTGGGGCGCGGATTGGTTCTTCAAAAAGTTGTTGTCTACAGACTCCATCTGAGACTGATTTTGCTTTTGATAGTACTCGTCCATCGCTTTAACGCGTTCTGTAGGCATCTTGCATAGCATTAAGCCTCCAATTTCCACGTTGCCGTTGGCGTTTCCTTCAAGCATCAGCTCGGGATGGTCAGTTGCTTTCACAGGTTCCCAACCGTCTCTGCGTTTTCTAGACACATTGGTTGGGTCCGCAACGCTCATAACATGGGTAGCAATCCAGCGGAAAGACATACCTGGTATGGGTGTTGGATCGGGCAACTTACTCGATGGTGTATATACATATCGAGCTTCTTTTTCGCGTGTAACATTGTCACGGGGTGTACGGTTATCAGCCATTTTGTTTCTCCAATTTAATCATTTCAGCGTAATACAGTTTGGGGTCCAGCTTGTACTTCTTAGCAAGCGCCATTTGAGTAGTTGTCAATTGAACTTTTTTAGTTCCAGACGACCGTGTCGATGGCGCAGTCACTGAAGGAGTTTTCTTTGGGGATTCAGAAGAGCTTCTGTCCGTAGCCTCTCCAAATATTTCAGGAAAGGTCTTTTTGATGCGAGCGTCAATTTGCTCGTAGTACTGGTCTGTGCGAGGATCAACCCCGGAGTTCACTAATTTTTGGTGCAGCCCTAGTGCAAAGCTGGTAACTTCTTCAAACCCTTGCGAACCAAACCACTGGTTTTTAGCCTGCCAGCGCAGGGATTTTTCGTCTGGTGGTGCAGATTGGGTCTGCTGTGGTGGCGAATATACCTCATTTTTTTCAACTTGTAAAGGGGTCGGACGAAAATGTTTTGCCGCCTCTAATTTCATCTTGGCTTCAGTCAAAGCCTCTTGTGCTGCAAGTAACGCATCTGAATCAAACGATTCTTGCGCTGCCTTGTAGTCACGCCTTGCTTTTTCAAGTTCGGCTTCCGCCGCACTCTTAGCCATTTGTGTGAACTGCTCACTGCCGCTATTAACGACTTGCTTGAGGCGTTTGTTCTCCTCAACCAACTGCTGAGCCAGTCTGTCTAACTCTTGACGTTCGCGAAGAGCCGCTTCTTTAGCGCGTCTCTCGTCATGTCTTGCGTGAGTTAGTTCTTTAATTCTGTCTTGGGCACCCTTGGTGTATTGGTTGATTTCCTCATCTGTTGGGTCCAATACTTCACGATCAAGAGGCTTGCGTCCTCGGTCGCGCTCGGGTGTGTCATCAATGATTTCAATTTCAAAATCGTCTTCATTGTGTGTCTCTTGGGGTTTTCCCTTATCTTCGATTTCATCAGGGAATTTGAAATCTTCGCCTTCGTATGTTGCCATAGTTTTTCCTTTTTATGCGCGTGTTATTCCGCGGGGATCATCTACAACACCGTCAACCTGATCATCATTGATGAACCGGAATTCGTTGCCGTAAATTTTGAAACGCGTACCTGCGTAGGTACGTACCAGAACGAAATCACCTGCCTTACACCAAGCCCCAGTTGGAAACTTGGTTTTGTCTGCGTACGCATCTGGACCAACTTTCAAAACAAACAACACGGTGGTTGCATGTTCTTCTTGTTTGGCATAGAAGTCAGGACGCTCAAGGTCTAGCTCAGTACCGTCGATCTTTTTAGAGACCTGGGGCACGCTACAAAGCAACCGATACCCAGAGGGTGTTGGGAGCAATGTTGCTTTTTCCTCGTCTTTCTCTGGTGGTTTTGTAATTTGTTCAATCACTTCAACCGTTGGTTTGAGCTTTAAACGCTCTGGAAGTATGAGATCACTCATCTGATTTTTCTACCTTTTCTTGCAGGTCAAGTAAGAGACCCTCTGCGATGGCTAGACCCGAAATCACCCCACAGAGTTTTTGATATTGGTCAAAATTTTGGCACTGACCTGTTGCTAGATCGTCAGCGTAATCGTTCATTTGTTTGCGTATTTGGTGGCGCAGCGCTCCTGCGAAGTCTTGAATCATTTAGTCGGTTTCTCCTTGGGTTGGTTGTTTTGTTTCTCAAGTGTGCCTGCGTGTTTGATCAAGTCTGCACCACGGTCTCTGCGTTGCTCACGGATTTGCTCCATCTTATGCTGGTTATCCGCCGCAAGCTGTGCATTGCTGTTGTGTACCTGTGCGGCTTTAGCCATCGTGTCCGCATCAAGTCGTCTGTTGTCAATATGGATACGTCCGGCTTTCTCCATCGTGGTTGCCTCAAGTTTGCGACCCTCCAGGACTTGTCTAGCCTGCATTTCCTGCGCTTTGAGCTGTAGAGTTGCCTGTGCTTGTTGCGCTTTAGATTGAGCCTCTTGTGCTTTGATTTGCACCTCTTGCTGACGAATCTGCAACTCTTGTTGTTGCATCTGGATGAGTGGGTCTTGGGCTTGTTGCTGCGCGTGTTGTTGAGCAGCTTGCTGTTGGTTTTGTTGCAGAACCTGAGACGCGGCTTGCGCCATCATGCTAGAGAGCTGTAACTCAACTTGGGGCGCCATCTTGTCATCTTGCTCTGGAATCGGTAGACCCAGGCGCTGTTCAATCTGTTGTCTGTAATGGAAGCCCACGTGCTCTGCAATGTGCGCCATCATTGCCGCTTGAATCTTAGGTGCGTTGGGGTTTTGTCCAATGAGTTGCATTACGATTGGGTCTTGCATCATGGACGTATGCACCTGAATGTGCGACTGGTGATCTTGGTAAAAGAACGCCTTGACGGGTTCTGATTTGAGAATAGACTGGTTCTCTGTGACGGGGTCTTTTGGTTTTTGATCCTCTGGTAGTGGCACCAGCTTGTCCGCGCCTTTGATACCCATCACCTCTAGCATGCGCCTGTGAAGCTCTGGCATATCGTAAATATCTGGTGCCATCTGCGCCATTTGAATCACGGCTTGGTACTGCACCACACGCTGAGACATGGTCGCCGCATTCGGATCGCTGACGGGAATAATGTCTACATTGTCGTAATCGTCTTGTTTAGCTGTTTTGGATCCGTACTCAGGCTCGTACTCGTAGTCAACGGGCGTGTCTTCTTTAATGAGCTTGGCAAGGAGTTTTAGCTCTTGCTTGAACGCGTAGTGCATACGCGCTTGCACCGCCGTCATGACTTTTAACTGGCGCTCAATCAGCGCAAGTGTTGTACCCACAGGTGCTTGGCTGGACATATCGCTGATCTGCATATCAGCGGTTGCGGCAAATCTACGTCCTTCTTCGACGATTTTGTCCAGTAATCCAGCTAAAACTGCACTTGGCTCCTTATATGGGAGTGGCAGTATATTGTCTCTTAACGGACCCGACGCAATATCAACGTCGCGGAATTCTCCTGGTGCAATGGGCGTGTCATCACCTTTAATGCGAAGCCCACGCGATTTAAGTCCTCCGGGGAGGTTAGATAGAGTTCCTGCGTCCACCAGTTGACGCATAATCGAGGTGGCAGACTTTGCAAATCCACCAATAAGATGGAAGAGTCCGAAGCCGTAGGCTCCAAATCCTGGGATGTACTGGTAGTGGACGAAGTGCTGTCGTTTGAGTTTGTTCTCGTCTCCTTCCTTCCAGTTCCTGCGAATTGACAAGACATTGTTGCTCCCTTTGATCAGCGTTACGACATATGGTAACGCAATCCCGGTTTCATTGCCATCTTCGTCTTTATCTTCAAAGCCTTTTAAATCTAGGTCAACGTGAACTTCATAAATGACATAACGATCATCGTTTAAGTCATTGAATCCAGTCTCCATATCCTTGGCTTTCTGGATGTCATCCCTAAGCTGCGTGGCGTCTGGTAGTTCAAAGTCTAGGTAAAAACCCGCCTTTTGTAGCTTTAATATGTCATTTCTAGTCTTGCGCATGACGTGGGTCATACGGTAGCAAGTGTCCATGTCGGTCGTACCGTAGGGCAAAAGCACATCTTCTGCGGGTACAAACATGGATGTTTGGCGTCCAAGTGTGATGTCGTCGTACACTTTTTTGAACGCAGAGCCTGTGGCGGGGAGGCTCCAGAGCATGCGCTCGTGCTCGGGTCTGAACTCAACCATCACCTCGGTCAGCTCATAATTCATGTCATCCTCAACACGGATGGCAGCTTCTTTTTTCTCTGGTGTTTCTTTACCTAAAATTTTAGTACGAACGGGACCTTGGGCGGGAAACATCTCGGTGATCGTTTCACTTTGGAACCTAACTACGGCTTCTGTAATCATGGGGTGGAACACGCCTGACGCTCCGTTCCACGGCTCCGTTCTTTCTTCGTACTGTAGACCCAGTAGCTTGAGTCCCATTACATACGCTTTTTCCCAGTCTTTGCGCGAACCTTTGTCGTTCTCAATTGCAGATGCTAACTCACTCACCATGCTTGCCATGTCGGCTTCAGGCATGTCTTCTGCTAAATTTTTATAAAAATCTTCTGCCTCGGCTTTTTCAATATCAAGCTCCATGTCTCCAGCAGTAATGTGCACCGCCTCTGGGTCTATGACTTCAATCTCAATGGGTTCGTCCGAGTGTTGTGCAGCAATGCCCTGAGTGTCCGAGTAAAGTGCTTTATCAATATTGGTTGCCATATCTGTCCTTAATAGTATGCAGCGCTTTTACGCCTAAATGTTCTTAGCTCATCGCGCTCATCTGAGTCAAGTGCAATAAAGCCGCCTTGTCTAAAGCGCATCAACGCTTGAGACGTTGTATCCACATAGTCGTCGTTGTCCCCGACTGGGAATGACGCAACTTCTTCAATCACCTCTCTAGCCCAGCGTGTGTCTGGTGCCCAGACCATGCCGCTTGCGAACAGATCAGACACGGCGTTTAGACGCACCATCTTGTCGTTGCCTCTGCTCGGATTTGTTTCTTGCACAGGTATGCCCATCGCACGTAACTCTTGAATCAGTGGAGCACCTGCGGCTTTTTTCTCCACAATAAACGCATCTGGCTCCCATTCTTTGTAATGCTTGAGCGCAATTGCCTTGAGTTCTGGAAACGCCATTCTATCCTTGAACGCATCCAGTAAGATGACTTGCGGCTTCATGTTTTCTTCTTCGTTGTAGAAAACGCCCCACGTTGTGCACGCTGAATAGTCAGAATTGTTCTTGGTCTCAAACGCCGTATCCCAAGACTGAATCACATATTCACAAGGAGGTGGGTTGTCCTGAGTCCAAACGCGCCATGCTTTTCGCGCAATAACCGCAGAGGTGTCGCTCGTTGGCTGCTGCATGTACTGTGCGTTCCAATACCTCGGATCAATAGATGCTTTTGCAGATTTCAGCGCCTCAAGCGGCCACTGCTCAGGCCATAGCGACTTCTCATTCTCCGTGCCCTCGTGCAGTATTGCAGGCAGCTCCACAATCTCCCATCTGGGGGAGTCCGGGTTTCTCGTTTGGTAGTCAATCAGGCGCCCCGTCAGGTCCAGCAGTCCCCAACGCGTCATAATCACAATGATCGCCCCGCCCGGCATCAAACGCTGGAGCGGTCCTGTCTGCATCCACGACCACGCATTATCAAAAGCCAGTCTTGAATTCGCTTTGACATCTTGCTCTGAGTGGGGGTCGTCGATAACGAACAAATCCGCGCCACGTCCTGCAAGTGCACCACCGACACCCGCTGCATAATACTGTCCACCTCTTGAAGTAGACCACTTGCCTGCGGCTTTTTGGTCGTCTGAGACCTCGGTGTTGGGAAATAGCTCATGGAACTCCTCCGAATTGATCAAGTTTCGCACCCTGCGTCCAAAATCCTCAGACAAACCCGCGGTGTGGGTGCCCATGATGATCTTTTTCTCAGGGAATTTGCCTAAAAAGTAAGCAGGAAACAAGTAAGAGCTGAACTCAGACTTACCCATACGGGGCGCGATGTTGATAATCACCCGTTTTTTCTCACCACTTAGCACCGCTTCAAATATAGATGCCAGTTTCCTGTGGTGGGGACCCACTTTAAAGCCCGGATAGACCCGTTTGGCAAACTCAAGGACGCTGTTTTGGGCGGTGGCTACTTTAAATCTTTGCTCTCTGACCTCGAGCATCTCCATCAGTTCAATCTTTTCCGCCGTACTCATACGGGGAAGGGCGGTCTGCAGCGCCTGGATTTCTTGGGGACTAAGCGTTAGGTCGTTGAGTTTCAAGAACATCCCCCACATCCGTAACGTCTACCACACCCATGAACCGATTGAGCTTTTCTTTAATCTTGGAGTCGATCTCTGCGTCTGACATCTCGGTTTTCTTGACCTCGATCTTGTCTGTAAAGAGTCCGACCTCTGTGACCTTGCCCAGTAGTGCAAGCGCTTTGAGGCGTATGCTGGCACTTGGGTTCTCACATTCTTCCAAAATTTTAGCTACCGTGTAGCCTCTCAGTTCTTTGGCTCGCTCTACAAACTCCCAGTCGTAAGCGGTCAGCATGGTGACCAAATGGCGTACGGCTTGTGGCGTTTTAATTTCAGCAAGCGATGTATGTGTGATTTCGTCAGGTGTGGCGGATACGAGATTGGCAAAAGCCTTGCGTGCGTGCTGGGTGTCCAGCTCGTCTGCCTTCTTATCCGTGTCAACGGCTCCCAGTTGCTGGAGCCAGTCGAGGGTATTTACTTTAGCGTCCACAGTCTGGGACGGGGTACTTTTTTCAAGCGACACGAATCCATGTGAGTTGTCACTCACTTCTGGTTCAAAATCAATAAGGTGTTCTAACATTCGCGTAGGTCCTTGTAACCTCGGGTGGATATAGTATATACTACATTCTGTCAAGTGCGCAAGTTGTGCATTTGCTCTCTCCTAGAGGTTGGCTCCTCTTTTATATCCCCCAACGTTGCACTAATCAACTTGGGGGGTTTTTTTATATTGTATTGTCAAACGTTAGACAATAGGTGTTTGGATTTTTTATAATATTACTATGGTATTACAGGAATAGTGGGAGCGGGTGAGGAACAGTGTTCATGGTCGGAGGGTCACTATGGTCTAAAAGAGGGGGATGGGGGTAGTGTGGGGTCAAAAGTAGTCAAAAAATGGGTCAAACTGACCCTAAAGTACCCAGTTCGAGGCGATCAAATACCCCCTTGTTCTACAATGGAATTGTCAATAGGTGAGAGCCGTTGACATTCATTAACTTTTAGGAGAAAGCATTATGACAATTCAAAACAAACAACAAGCCTTTACAACACTCAACACGTTTGCTACTGCACGTGTCCAACTCATCAAGGGTATGCGAGACGCAGGATACGCAACAGTCGAGGAGTGCAGACCCATTGTGATCGAGTGGGCATGCTCTAAGACTAAGTGCAAATTCAACGTGAGCGAATCAACAGGC